TAATCCTAACGAACCACGTAATCAAAGTATTATACGTGAATCTTACGGACAATTGGAACATTCTAAACCATTTGAATTTTATGCAACTCTTCAAAAATGGGGAGTTCCAAATAGAAACGGGAGAGTATATCCTGAAAAGATATTAAGAAGAGAATCAGAAAAATACCAAGACGCTATTAAACGTGGTATGTCTATTTCAGAATTAAATCACCCTGAGTCTTCTTTAATTGACCTTGATAGAGTATCTCACCTTATTACAGAGATGTGGTGGGAAGGTAATGTATTGATGGGTAAGATTAAATTATTAACCACGCCAGGTTTCCATGAAAGAGGTATTGTATCATCTAAGGGTGATGTTGCGGCTAACATGATGAGACAAGGTGTTACTATGGGGGTATCTTCTCGTGGTGTTGGTTCATTAGTTAAAAAAGGTGACCAAAACGAAGTTCAAGATGATTTTGAATTAATTTGTTTTGACCTTGTATCTTCACCATCTACACCTGGTGCTTATCTTTACTTGAATAAAGAAGATAGACCAAGATATGAAGAAAAATTATCAGAACACGATAATACTTCAGTAAGTAGTGGTGGCGGATTAGAGAAATCTGTTGACTTAATGAAAAGATTAACCGATTATTTAGGTAGATAAAAATTTACTTATGGACGAAAAATATTTTGTAGCAAAAATCACAACTGATATGGTTGATGATAACACAGGAAAAATTAAAAAAATGAGAGAAGAAAAACTTGTGAGAGGTTTTTCACCTACAGATGTAGAAGCAAAAGTTACTAAAGTTTATGAAACTTATTCGATGGATTGGAGAATCACCGCAATCGTTGAAAGTAAAATTGATGAAGTAATTGAATAATTTTTTTACAATTTTTTAATAAGGGACTTATGGTCCCTTTTTTTATGCTCTTAATTTTTTTGGGGTAAAATATATAATATAATAATTTTTTTCAAAGTATGATATATTTATTTAATAAAATAAACGCAAAAATTATTGCTTAAAAACGAAATGAGTTTAGAAAAAAACGAAAATTTAGTAGAGAAGGCTTTATTACAAATGAAGACAATCGAGGAAGCTATAAGTGAAAATGCAAAAGGAATACTTGCTTCTACTATGAAGGAAGAAATCAGTGAACTAGTAAAAGAGTCATTGTTTGGCTCAAAATCTAAATCATCTTTACACGAACAAGAAGAAGAAGGCGACGAAGAAGAAGTAAGCGCAGACGATGAAATTAACGTTGACGATGTTAACGTTTCAGACGACGGTGTTGAGATGGGTGACGTTGAAGCTCAGGTAGGTCCTGAAGGTGGTGAATTAGATATCACTATGATGGGTGCTGGAGCTGAAACTGATAATGAAGACGAATTACCACCTCTTGATATGACGGGTGCAAAACCTGGCGAAGTATTGAAAGTGTTTAAGGCGATGGGTGATGAAGATGGAATTATCGTTGTTAAAGATGATAATAAAATCCACCTTACTGATAATAACACTGATACTGAATATTTTATCGATTTAGGTGATGATTCAGAAATGTCTATGGAAGAACCTATGGAAAATATGAATGAGAGTGTGATTTATGAATTAGTCTTCGAAGAGGATGAAAAAATGGGTAAACACGAAATGGAAGAAGAGGATTATAACTTAGAGGAAGAATTAGATGAGGAACTTGACGAAACAATTTATGAATTGGAAGTTAGTGAGTCTATGAAACCTGTTGGAATCGGATTCGGAAAAATGAAAAATGGTTTATCTAAATCATCTGTTAACAACAAAGGTTTCGATGAAGATATGGAAAATGGTTTGAAATCAGAGAAAAAAGGAAAAGGTCCTAAATTCAACTACGGTAAAATTAAACATGGTGTTACTGAAAACTACATGGAAGAAGATTACATGGAAGAAGGATGGATGGATGAAGAAATGATTGATGATATGAAAACTGAATCTGACTACATGGAAGGCGACTACATGGAAGGCAACTACATGGAAGGCGACTACATGGAAGGCAACTACATGGAAGGTGACTACATGGAAGGCAACTACATGGAAGGTGACTACATGGAAGGTGACTACATGGAAGGTGATTGTATGGAAGGTGATTGTATGGAAGGTGATGAATTACCAGGTGAAACCACAGAAGCATCAAGAACTATGACTTACATGAGAAGAGCACAAAGAGACCGTGTTGCAGCACCAAGTCAATTAAGAAAAGAATCTGTTGTAAAAGAACTCGATTTATTAAAAGAAAAAAATGAAGAGTACAAAAAAGCTCTCGATTTCTTTAGAAATAAATTGAATGAAGTTGCAGTTTTCAATTCAAACTTGGCATATTCAACTAGATTGTTCACTGAACACTCAACAACAAAACAAGAAAAAATAAACATCCTTAGAAGATTTGATAACGTTGAAACTATCAAAGAATCTAAATCACTTTACAAGGCGATTAAATCTGAACTTGAGGGAAGTAACAACAGTGACGTAGTTACTGAGTCTATCCAAAGACAAGTTGTTAAAACACCTTCAAATGGTTCAGCATCTAATTTGATTGAAAGTAAAACTTACGAAAATCCTCAATTCATGAGAATGAGAGATTTAATGGCAAAAATAAAATAAAATAAATAAACTCAAAAAAAAAAATAAAAAAATGGGAGCATTATTAGAATCAGGTCTTGTTGGTAACATTGGTTTGAAACACCTTAAAGTTATCAAAGAAGATACTATTAACAAATGGGATAAATTAGGATTCCTAGATGGTCTTAAAGGACACATTAAAGAGAACATGGCTCAATTATATGAGAACCAAGCATCTTACCTAATCAACGAAGCGGCTGCAACTGATAGCTCAGGTTCATTTGAAACTGTTGTTTTCCCAATTGTTAGACGTGTATTCTCTAAATTGTTGGCTAACGATTTAGTTTCTGTACAAGCAATGAACTTACCTATCGGTAAATTGTTCTACTTTGTACCTAAAATCCAAGGTTATGACATGGGTCAAGACCCAACTAACGGTGGTAATCACATCCCACCAATCGGTGCTCAAAACGGTCCTGCAAACGTAAACACAGGATATGGTGCAAATGACAAAAACCTTTACGATAGATTTTATGAAGGTAATGAGCCATCTTTAGACCCTCCAGGATTGTTTGACTATTCTAAAGGAGCGTTCAGTGCGGTTACTACTTCAGCTGATACTGTTGTTTGGTCTTCAGGTCAACTTGTAACTTCAGCTTATACAGCTGGTGAGTACAGAAAAGTATTAATCAAAATGACAGGATTTACAGGCGCAGGTGCAGGTAAATTAATCGGTCCTGATGGTCAAGCTATGGATAACGAAGCATTCCTTTCAGGATTAGAAGTTTACGCAGTAGCAGGAGCTCCAAACATTAACGCAGCGTTCTCAGGATTAGGTTCTAGTCCATTATTATTTAGAGTTGTTACTCAAAAATATGGTAGCGGTATCGTACAGTACGGTTCAACTTCAACATCATCTTTCCCTGGTTCTGCAGGTTCTTACGGTGGTAATGACGGAAGTTATGATAACATCTGTAACGCAGCTGGTGAAATCTATTTAGAAGTTGATGCTCAAGTACCATGTGCTATCGGTGCAAACTCTATTGACGGTTACTCAGGTATTACTACAACTGTAACTGGTCCAGCTATCAGTCAGTTCACATGTAAATGGAGAGTTTACAAAGAATTAGAATTCGAAGACAGAATTGGTGAGGTTTCTTTTGACTTACAGTCAGTAACTGTATCTGTAACAGAAAGAAAACTAAGAGCACAATGGTCTCCTGAATTGGCACAAGACGTTTCTGCATTCCACAACATCGATGCTGAAGCTGAATTAACAGCTTTATTATCTGAGCAAGTGGCGGCAGAAATCGACCGTGAAATTTTACGTGACTTACGTAAAGGTGCGGCTTGGAACTTACGTTGGGATTACAACGGATGGAAAAGAGGTACTTCAGCTAACCCATTAACTCAATACACTCAAAAAGATTGGAATCAAACTTTGATTACAGCAATCAACCAAATTTCAGCACAAATCCACAAATCTACATTAAGAGGTGGAGCTAACTGGATTGTTGTATCTTCTGAGATTTCTGCTATCTTTGACGATTTAGAATACTTCCACGTATCTAACGCGTCTCCTGAGCAAGACCAATACAACATGGGTATTGAAAGAGTTGGTACATTAGCTGGTCGTTACCAAGTTTACCGTGACCCTTACTTCCCACCAAACACAGTGTTGTTAGGTCATAAAGGTACTTCATTGTTAGATACTGGTTACGTTTACGCACCATATGTACCTCTACAATTGACACCTACAATGTACAATCCATTCAACTTCACACCTATCAAAGGTATTATGACACGTTACGCTAAGAAAATGGTTAACAACCGTTTCTACGGACGTATCACAGTTGATGGAGTTAGAACATTTGACTTGAGAGAATTGAGATAATCAATTAAAAACAGAATAAGAAAAGGTCAGAGAAATCTGACCTTTTTTTTTGTTCCTTATATTTATTAGTATGAATAAAAATCTAAATGAGGCTACTTCTACTTCAGGTGATGCTAGAGGGAGTTATATAGGCCCATTACAACCAGGTATAAGATATTTTAAGAAAAATGTTATGGGTCCATTTACTGACCCTGTTTCTAAGTATAAAAGTCCTGATTTAGAATATGATTCTTATGATGGTAATATGGAAAGAACAAAAAAACAAATAGGTAAAGAAGAAAAAATTGCAAAAAAAATATACAACTATATTAAAAATCATCCAGAAACTACATCAAGTGATGAAGATGGTAATCCTATAAATCAGTTTCCTGATAAAAATAAAAAAATTGTACCAATAAAAGAATGGGTTGAGTTAGATAAGATTAATTTAAACGAGGATTTAGCGGTTTGGTTTGGTACAAAGAAAAAACCAAAAGGCTCCAAACAACCGAAAGGTCCGTGGGTTAATATTTGTAGAAAAGTTGATGGTAAACATCCTCCATGTGGTAGACCTGATACGTCAAAAGGTGCATACCCAAAATGTAGAGCTGCGGGGGTTGCAGGAAAAATGAGTGATTCGGCTAAAAAAGCAGCCTGTACCCAAAAAAGAAAGGCTGAGAAAAAAGATACTCAAACCGGAAAAGGTCAAAAACCTGTAATGACTTCATACAAACCAAAAAAGAAAAGGACCCAAAATGAGTCCTTAGAAAAAATTATAAAAAATATTTTAAGTTCACTTTAACAATAAGTTCCTGAACATCTTTTTTGTCCGTCTAAACCTTTAATTTTACCTTTACATACTTGTATTGCGTATCCATTAGCATATGCCGAAGGATAAACGTCGTATTTTGCTTTAGCAGCTGCTTTACCACGAGCACATAATTTAGTACCTGTTTTTTTTCTACCTTCACCCATTACCATATCTTTGTCATCAATATTCATAGAAAGTTCCATACCGTCTTTTTTCGACTCATTCATTAAAAAATCAAATACTTGGTCCATATTATTCTTTGCTTCCGCAATATGGTCTTGCGCCCAATCGTGACCATTTTCTAAAATACCTTCAACCATAGATTTATCTAAGTCTAATAGTAAATCACATTGTCTTCTCATTTGTTCTAATTTTGAGAA